ATACCAAATATCGCCAACGCTACCTTGGCTGTTTGTTGGTGCAACATTTGCAACCCAAGTATATCTTGCTACATTAGACACCATTGCAATGTTGCCATTACTATAAACTGCTCCAGTCACTACAACATTTGCGCCACTAATGTTACCACTTGCTGATACAGAAGAGAATGTTCCACTTACGTTAGCCGCATTGATTGTAGCAGATGTTTGTAAATAACCTGCTGCCGCAGTACCACCCAAATAACTTGAGTTATTTGCACTTGCTACAGTACCAGTTACATTGGCACCTGCTACAGCATTAGCTGTGGCCGCAAAACTTACTTGTCCTGTTACGTTAGCACCAGCAACTGAGTTAGCAGTTGTTGCGTATGCTACTGCACCTGTTACGTTAGCACCTGTGATTGCTGTTAAACCACTACCAGTACCGTTTGTTAATAGATAACTTGCTGCCGCAGTACCACCCAAATAACTTGAGTTATTTGCACTTGCTACAGTACCAGTTACATTGGCACCTGCTACACTATTTGCGGTTGTTGCACTACTAACAGGATTTGATGCCAAGTATGCGGCCACGTTGGCGTTGCTGTAAACTTGTGTTTGTAGTGCATCAATGTTGGATGCTTGGCCCGCAGTTTCATTCAACAGTGCTGTGATGTTTGAATTGATTGCAATGATTGTGGGGTCTACATTGGCTGCTAGATAAGTTGCAACTGAGGCATTGCCGTAACTGGATGCAGCAAATTCTGCGGCTGATATTGCAGCAGTCACTACTGATGTGATTTGGTTGTTGACATAACCAATACTGGTTGCACCTGCCACATCGTTGACAGTGAGTACAATATTGCCTGTACGCCCTGCAACTGACGAAACGCCGGCGATGGCGTTTCCTTGTGCCAAAATATTGGCAAAATTTTGATCTATTCGTTGAAAAGCGGTGCGTAAGGTATCGCCCGTGCCGTCATTGGCGACTGCGCCCACGTAAACATTCGCTAAGGTTAAACTCATAAAAATACCCTATTATAGGGTATTTATGATTAGACTGTGGGTTGCACCACTTGCTCGTAGATCTGTTGACTGGCTAGATTTTTGCCTTTGGCCTCGCACTGTATGTCAAAGGTGTCATGAAACTCGCTGACCCACTCGTTGCAGGCCTGGTTCCAATAAAAGTCCGAATGTGCACGTAGTTTTTGCTTTTTGTAGCCCTGTGCCAACAATGATTCAAGGTCGGGACGCACACGTGGATCATGTCCCACTAGCACATCTTCTCTACTGGTGCTGTAGTGGATAACCGGACGTACTCCGCGCCACGAATCAATTACACGTAAACATCTATCGTCCTTGGGCCGAATGTACTCACCTGTTCGGATCCAGTGGTGGTGTACGTCCAATACCAGGGCGACATCTCGACCAAGCTCAAGGCTGGCGTCCAGACCCCAAGACATTTCGTCATTTTCGATTGTGATACAGTTACGGGCTTCGGGGCTGAGTCGCTTGAGGGCGGCTCGTATGCCATCGGGACCGCGTCGGCCTGATATGTGTACATTGATCTTGAAATCCTGGAAACTTTTTCCATAGCCCATCCATCTTGCCATGTCAGCATGATATTCAAACTCCTCTATACTTCTATTTACTATTTCTTCAGCTTCGCTGGCTAGTACACAGAATTGTCCGGGATGAAAGCTAAGACGTACATCAAGTCTGCGAGCAGTCTCACCAATGGGCGCAAATATCTTGGCACAGTGGTCTTGTATTTCCGGTCGTTGCCACCAGGCTTGCCAGTCTTTTTCGGTATAGCCCTGTAACATTTCGCTACCTAGTCGCACCATTCTGCGTTCGGCGGGTAAGGTGGCCACACGTTCAATTAGTCGTACCGCGGCAGAGGTGTTGTGATTCATGATATCCCACTGACGTTGTTCAGCTTCGCTTTTGTGTTCACGGAGCCAGCGCATGGTGGTGTTGCGACCATTGAGGTTGCGATCTTGAGCGTTCACTTTCATGCCCCCACATTCTGTGGGATCATTAAGCCATTTGCAACAGAAACCAATTCTTTTAATCATAGTGTATTATAGTGTTTTTGACAATATTTGTCAAGTGCTATTGCTCCAAGGTTAACAACATCAGCGTGACTTCGGCTTCGTCACGCAAATAAATCTTGCTCTTACGTGTATTGCCACCGTAAAACTGTGCACGCCAATGCTCATTGTTTTGAGGACGGATATACGAGTCAAAAGTTGGACCAAATCTAGCCCTAAAATAGACTGTGGCACGACTACGCATCCGCTTGTCTTTGAGACTAGTGTCAAACTCAATGATAGTGGTAAACCCCTGTCGAAAATAATTACGTCTGCCGTCGCTTTTAATTACCTTCATTTTTTACCTCAAACTTTAAACTGAACCATACTGCATCCCGAGGATCTCTAAAATAGAAATTTGCCTGGCATCGCTCTCGTACATATCTTGCCTTGTACTTGACACCGTTATCCGCGACATCATTCAATCTATAAAACCAACGTCGGTCCCATTGTACACCACCAGGCCCAAAATGTTCCTTGCAGAATTCCTCGGCATCAAATGCATGGTGCCAATCGCCTATGTTGATCTTGGTTGTCTTGGCTTTAGTCAATTTGCACATCCACTAACTTACCATCTCTAAAGATGTAATACATTTCTAAACTGAATCCGCCTCGCGGCACACTCACCCAAACACACTCGTTGCCGGGACGCATTTCATAACGGTCGTAACCAAGTTTACGCATTTCGTCTACAACCACCATGCGTTCAAAATCATTGATTTCATGCATCATTGAGTACTCTCCAAGTTTCTTCTCGTTCAGTATAAATTAAACTGTGTTCTTCTAAAATCTGTCTACGCTGATTTGCATCCAAATCTACCCAGGCGTTTACTGCCGCATAACTGCCCCAAGCCATTGCGGGCATGTAGTCTCGTATCCAGCCCACTAGCCTTTTCAGTGCCGAAACAGTGTTGGAGGGATGACTGCGACTCACAGCACCCACAAAGTCATTGGCCAGTACACTGGTAAAAAAACTGCCAGGATTGAATCCATACACCAGATAGTTATACATAGATTCGGAGTATGCCCCATCCACTTCCCACTGGTCGAATGTTGCTTCTATTTTACGGTCGCTGTGTTTGGTTAAATTCATTGTTATCTCCGTTTGGTCCAACTGTATACAACACCATCAGGAGTCCGGCCATCCCGTACACTGTCTACTCCAGGCCGGCCTATACTGTTGTCGTTCTCGCTGACCATTGTTACAAACCTACGTCCATGCTTACGCAAACTTTCACACTCGGCAAGAGCATCAGTCATACTATCAAAATCCCTACTGTATGCTTCCTTGGCATAACTCCAATACACTTTAAACATTGTCATTCATTTCCATTTTTAATAATACTACACTTATTATACTTTCATCTCGAAAAGATATCATATAAGGTCTTGGCAGATTGATATTGGGCCTTCTACCAAATGTTGCTCGCCAGTCGCGAAAACGAGCAACAACATCGCCACGAGTCGTGGTGTATTGGCTACCCAACATCGCGATCATTATAGCTTCCACACGTGCAGATTCGCGACTCCAAGTATCAAACCTAAAGGCATGAGTGTGCCCATACTCAGTATGGGCTTTATATCTACGATTTAATTTTATCAGTTTCATGATACAAACTCCCTTACGGCATCGAATCTAGTACTAGCAGGAACCCATTTGAATTGCTCTCTCTTGCGAAAGGGCTTTTCAAAGTCGAAGTTAACCATGAACCAGTTCTTTTCATTGCTGAAACTAACAGTTGTGGCAAACTTAACAACATGAACCCACCTATTCTTAAATTTTGCAACAACCATTGTCATAATTTACTCCTTCATTATATATTCAAATAACACCCATTTAGCACGGTTTAACTGTTGACGAGCATCTTCGGCTCGCATCGAGTCAACCTCACCGTATTCAGTATTGATCATTTCTTGTGCATCACTCATCATGCTGGCCACTACCATTGCCGGACCTGAAAATTTAAAAGTAATGCTGTTTTCAACACTTTCTCGCATGCCGGCTTCTGTGACTCCATACATGCGAACTTCGCGTTTTTCTTGTTCACTTAAACGATTGTAAGTTTCTGTAGTCATTGTTAACTCCTTGTTTTTCACTATATCTAATTGTAATTGATTGTTCATTTTTGGGCAAATTTGTTGTTGCATTTACGCAACATTTAGTTCTGGAGCACATGAATTGATGATCTCGCGCTCGACTGCGTGAGCCGGTTTACGTCCACGCACGATGTCAACTAAAAGTACTACAAACGCTTCTGCTCCGTGTTCTCGTATGCTCTTACATAGTGCCCAGGATTTATTCTCGGTTATAGCACGCCTTACGTGCTTCTGTAAGCGGATTTTAAGCGCCTTTTGTACTGCGTTTCCGCATACAGTAATGCCCACATAATGCTCGTTGGTGTTAGTGTTCACTAACATGTAAACGGCGTGTTTTGTATCTTGTCTGCGTTTTCTTGTCTTCATGTTCTTATTATAGCACCTGAGCCATTTTTGGACAAATTGACTGTTGCGTTTTTGCAACAACGCAGCCGTGAAAAAAGGTAATACTTTCGTACTACCTTTAAATTTTAGTTAATGTACATTTTGATCTACATCAACATTGTCCACATCCGGGATGCCAAACAATCTCAGTATTCGATTGACATTCTTGGGTGCTTTAAAAGGAACATTCTCTGGCAAGAAAATGCTTTTTAATTCCCCATCCGAGTCAAGTATGAATCCGTAGTCTTCGTTGCTGATTTCTCCGGGATATTCATGCTCTTCAAACTCATCCACTAACATGATATGTTTGCCCATATTTGACTCCAGTGTTGTTATAGTATTTACTATTTTACAACGATTCAGAGGCAATAGTCAAGTTAATTTTTTTGTCAGCATCCGAGTAAAAGATATGACCGCCGATTCTATTGATGCGATGCTTTTGTCGAGCCCAAGTTGGGTGTATATGCACCTCGTGAAAATACTCAGCGTCTTCATATTTGTCACGGAGTTCTTGGTATCCTCCGGAAAGAAGTTCTTCAGCAACGGCAACACTATTGGTCCATCTACTATCTGTATAATTAATTTTACGTACATTTTCACATCTCCATGAGAATTGACATACTGCATGGCTTACCCATACAGTTGTGGTTTCTTTTACTTTATGCACAGTCTTGAAAACTACCCCTGTGGTAATTTCTCTCACATGAGTTACGGTTTTAGGAATACTAAAAACTGTCTTTTGATTGACCACTCCGCATATGGTACGTGGATATTTTTCATCGCGGCTTCTGTTAATTGTAACAAGGCCTACTGCCACTTGGCCTTCTTCGCTTTCTAAGCCAGCTTCGTAATAAATGTTACGAGCCAGACAGTCCAATTCCCGTGAGTTAACGGACTGTGCTTGACCGGGTGCCATTACGGTCAGGGCTAATACTGCTACTATGATTTGCATCATAATTCTCATATCGCTCTCCTTTTCTTTTCTTGTAAGTCTATTTAAGAACAATTATCTATAGTTATAACGCTAGTTAAGTATTTTATCATTGTCTTAAATAACAAAATTTGACAAAAACCGCCATTAACTACTTACTTATTGAGCATTAAGTATGTACTTATTGGGATGTTTTGTTGGGTGGCCAGTTGTAGTGCACGACTGGGATTGGGGTCATTGTTGGTCAAAATGCCCTTGGAAGACAACACCGAAATGTTATCAGTTTCAGCAATAGCGGCTCGAATGGTATCGCCATAACTGTCATTGGTGATTAAATTTGCCATCACCTGTGTGGTTTGAATTTGCACATTGTCGTTGAACTGTGTGCCTATGTTTTGAGCAAACGCAAACAATCCATTGGCAGTGCCAGTCCCAAATGTGACATGTGCCGAGGCAAGATTGCTCACTTCAGAACTCAGTTTGTTCATGACGGAGTAGTAGGCAACGTTGGCGCCGTAGTAGGTTGCGGTGTTGCTGAGACTGTTCAGTGCTGAATTTACTGCACTCACTTGCGAGGTCAATGATGACACTAGGCCAGCCTTGGCACCCGACGATGCTGCCAGATACGAGGTCACTGTGGTTTGCAAAGTGTTCAATGCTGTCACCACTATGGTGGGAGCTATTGTGTAGTAGGCCTTGATCAAGGCGTTGTAGTTTGCAGTGTAGGGCATCCCGGCAGCGGCACCAAGATAATCGCTCATGATGGGATTGTTGAACACTCCACTGCCATAGCTGATGTAGTTGCTCAACGTGCTCACTGTTGCTCCAGACAACAACGCAGAATTGCCACTGGTGGTGTTGTTTGCAGAAAATTGCGGCACTGTGATTTTGCCCAAGGTTGACGCAATATCTTGCCAGCCGTTGAAGTATCCTTGACCGATCACGTTGTGAATGTAAGCACCAAGCGAGTCTAAATCAGTAATGCCCAATTGTATGTAAGTGCTCTGTTGTGCCAAGGGTAGCACCTTGGTAAAGTCCAAAAAGTCTGCCAAAGTCTTGAGGCTTGTAACTGGTGCAGTAAACTGAGTAGCTGATACAATTGATGCTAGGTCATTGCCGGTTATGCTTTTGTAAATGGCTAGAACCACATCCGGGCTGCTGGCAGTGACTGTGTTGGTTGTGGTTACATTGGTGTGTGTTGGGAATAGCACCTGTCCCACTGAGGTGCTCACGGTCAATTGACTAGACACTTGCGTGGTGGTTGACACTGTGGCCGGAACCTTGGTGATATCGGTCACGTCTAAGCCGGCAGCAGTCAACTGTGCCGACAAGTTGCCGTAGTTGCCCAGGCCCTGATTCAGTAAATTTTGTCCAAACACATAGGGATCGCCAATGAGATTGATGTGTGAGGCATCATACATGGTTCCCCAATTGCTCACTGTGCTGGCAATAACTGTGCCTGCATTGCCCACTCCGGCTGTTGCTAGCGAGGCGGCACCAGTATAGCCAATTCCTGCATTGGCATAAGTTTTGCCCTGTAGCATGTAGATACTGGACACAGTCTCAAACACCTGTGTGGCATATCCATACGAGGTTTGCCATACATTGGCAAAACCGGTCAAGCCATTGGTGAAAGGGGTATTGGCTTGTGAAGTGACTGTTTTGCTCACACTGGCAAGATTGCCAATGTTGGCCATTGATGGTCCCGAGTTGCTTTGAAACACATATCCAATGGCACCAGACGAAACAGGAGCAATATTGGCAGGATAAAAATCCAACAACCAAAGACTGCTGGTAGCAACGCCAGTGCCGATATTGGCCAGGATTGCTCCAAGGTAGGGATCGCCAACGTCAATGTTGGCAGTACTGGCTGCAAATATGTTGGCCGTCACACTCACTGTGGGCAGGGCCTGATACGAGCTGATGGCCGAGGTCAGTGCCGAATTAGGGGCTAGGCCCTGTCCACTCAAGATGGTGGACATTGCTGTTAATTGTAGTGCCGAACTCATGGATTAGGGTGATGCCAATACTGTTAATGCACCGGGACCATTCACATAGTGGGTACATGCTGCGGCACTGCCTACTCCTGATCCAGCTACAGCAATAGGTTTGCCCTGTACCAATATTCTGGGAATGGTTTTAAGAGCAATAGCCGAAGCCTTGCAGGCAGGATTCCATCCCGGTTCTAGAGAGTTGGAGGGATTGCCATGCATGGGTATTGTAGCGCCCAGAGTCAACACCGGCTTGCCTTCGGCAAGCACAGTTGGGGTAATTGATATAAACGGAACCATTGGTCCCACTAGCTCGCCAGGTATTCCCGGAATATCGTTTGTACAAGTTTGATTTGCTACTGGTAATCCTGCCATGTTTGTTCCTTAAGGTAACTGAAGACCGGTAGTGGTTTTGATGTAGTGACTTTCTATATCTTTAATTACTGGTCCATGCATCAATATATGCATATTTTTTAGTTGTATGTTATTATTTATATCGGCACAAATTACACTTTGTATCAAACCCACACCCTGATTGGGGTTATTGGGTATTACAACTGTGTAGGGACGATTCACAATAAAATCGCCTTCCACACTGCGGCTCACAATTTTTGCCACAACTTCTTCGCCAGTGACCAGTTTGAAAACCACTATGTCGCCGTCTTTGTAATTTTTATTCACTAACATGTTTTATCCTTTAAGTGTTTGAAAAAATTCTGGTGTTTGTCGAGCAAGTCCGGTGTATCCGCCCTCAACCAACAGTTTGCCATCTTGATAAATTTGCGGAACTGTTCTGTGCCCTTCTGCCACAATGAACTCACGTGCACTGGGTATTTCTTCAATATTGATTTCTTCAAATGCGATGCCTTTTTGTGTCAACAAGTTTTTGGCTTGTACGCAATAGGGACAATTGTTTTTACTATATACTGTTATCATTGCTTCTCTCTTTTATTTTATTAACTACCAATTCCGACCACATCTCGTGCACATGTAGATCGGGATGAAATCCATCATTTATAAATCCTTGTGGGGTTTTGTCTGCCAACTCAAATATACCATCTTTTTGCTCATTCAAAAACACCCATGGATCAAAATCAATACGGTCTACTAGATATTGAAACTCAGGAAATTGCAACAAGCCATAATCCATATCGCCCACTAGATTTTCTGTGTTCCAATAATTTATATATGAGCTCATCAAGTAGGGGATATTATTTTGTTTCAAATATGTTTGAGTGTTGAGTATTGCCAGAAGAGTTTCCAATGCCATACTGCGCGGTGTGGCAAATTTATACAAGGGTTTAAAAACTTCCAGGGTTGCAGCGTGGTCCAGCCATCCGTTTTTGTGCCCGCCGCTCAACAAATATCCTGTGGGATTTGATGGCCAGCCCACATAGCAAGGATATGGCTCAAATGTTTTGTGCAAAAGATTGTCACTGTGATCAATGATTATGTCTTTGCGTGTCAATCCACTCCACATAATCATTACCAAATCAACCGGTTGATTGTTCAACAACACTGTGTTGGCAATATAGGTGTTGCCTGCACCTGGATAGGCCACGTTGGTGAGTGTGCCAAATAGTTTTTGTGCAGTGTAAGATGCCCAACTGGGGTCTCGGTCAGCAACAGTGAAACTGCACCCTGCTGCAAGTAGCCTCATTACAAGCTAAATCCCTTGAAGGTGTTGTTGTCCACGTCCTGCTTGGTTCCACCAATAACGTAGCTGGAGATTTCTGTTTCCTGTGGTGCCACTTGCACTTCTGATCCTGCGATCCATTTGGCAGTCCAAGGTAGGGGATTTGATCCAGGCTTGATACCACAATCTAGGTGTACAGCAGTCATGCGTTTGCACATGAGCCAGTCTACATATTGACTCAGCAGTTGCTCGTTGAGTCCAATCATGGAGCCATCTTTGAACAAGTACTTGACCCAATCTTTTTCCTGTTGGCCTGCTGATAAAAACATTTGTGTACACTCTGCCAACGTCTCTTCACGGATCTCGGCGTAGATGGCGTCGTCTTGTGGCAATAGTTTTAGGGCAGTTTGTGTAAAGCCTAGATGTATGTTTTCATCACGGCAAATAAGTTTAATAATTTTAGCATTGCCTTCCATCTTTTTAAGTTCAGCAAATGCCCACGAACAAGCAAATGACACATAAAAGCGAATACCTTCTAGGGCATTGACACTGTTCAATGCTAACCATAATTTACGTTTAAGATCACGTTCGTTAATGTCAATAACTTTACCATTTACTGTGTGCTTGCCATATCCCAACAACTGATAGTAATGACTGGCTTCAATCAAGTCATCGTAATATTTACTAATATCTCGAGCACAATTCACAATGGGCTCAATATCAAGGATACTGTCAAATACTGCTCCGGGATCACTGTAAACATTACGGATAATATGTGTGTAACTTCTACTGTGAATTGTTTCATTAAATGCCCAAGTGGCAATCCAAGTTTCTAGTTCGGGAATGGTTGCCAAAGGCAAGAACGCTAGATTGGGACTGCGTCCTTGCACTGAATCTAATACAATTTGTCTTTTTAAATTACTTGTAAAAATGTGTTGTTCAAATGGTGTTAGGTCTTTGAAGTCTTTGGCATCTCTTAACGTATCGACCTCGGTTGGCAACCAAAAAAATCCTAATTGTTTT